TCTTTGGCTATGGGAAGGACTTCATCCTTCTTGCACGCCTTTGCAATACTGTACGCACGACGACCTTGAGCATAAAGCTCCCTAGATCGTTCGATTTCAGCCCAAATTTCAGGGGTGAACGTACGATTGCACGGAAATTCCTCGGTGGGTTCCAATTCAACAACATGGTTGCGTTTAGGACCGGACAAGGGATATCCGATAGACGTGGACATATTGATGGCATCAATGAACTTGCGTCCAGTAATACCATTAATAGTCTGCGCATCAGTGAGAGGAATCATACTACGCCACTCAGGCGTTCTGTTGATAAGCTCAATCAAAGGCGCTTTGTAATCTTGCACAGCAATGCGCAATAGATCACAAGGGTACTCCCTAGCCGGACAGGAAAGGTTGGCAAGACAAGTCTGCCACCCGAACCAGTCAGGATTCATTTTGGGGGGACCCCACGAATTGGGCGACTCGCATACGTCCATCAAGTGCTCGGAAATCGGTGTTACCCGAACATCGGACTTAGTAGACATAGCGTCACCGGTACAGGTTCCATAGTACTGGACTTGGGAACCTTCGGGCAGAAAATTAATAGCCTTCTTTGGATGAAGAGGAACATTTGTTAAGATGTCCACTCCAAGAATTTGGGGCGTAAAGTTTCCACCAGATCCAGTAATGAGGTTTCCCTCCAATTTCTGGATGTACTCGATGCCCTGAAGGGCTGCAGACTGAGTTAACAATCCGTAGCATCCTTTAGGGGTCTTCGCGATACCACCTAGGTGGATACCAGCAATAGCGACTCCCTTGGTTTGCGAAACCAAGATAGCCCCACACATACCGTCGAAGGTGTCGATGTCAAGATTGACATATTCACCTCCGTCAAAATCTGCAACTGTATTTGTAGTACTGCAGCCTCTACCGAGACCTTTGGCTTCAATCAACTCACCATCTTTTTTCCTCCAAACAAGTTCGAAGGGTACACTGCCCATATTGGACAGTGGAAGATAGTCAGTGAGATCAGCGAAAGATCCACCGTTGGCGCAGTAACAAATGTTGAGATCCGTGTTGGGGATGTGGTAGGAGTTCTGCCTCTGGATGAGGGCATCGAACTTTCCACCAATAGCATCGGGATTCTTTCCAAAAAATGTAACCTTGAGTACATCTCCTTCCACAAAGTAGTGGTTGGGAATGACAACAACATTGGATTTCAAGAAAAGACCATTCACCATCATACGTCTATTACCGCAGTCAATAGAACCATAGAAAAGGTTCTTTTTGACAAGATTTAAGAGTTCTGAGGTGACAATGCATTTGCTACGCTCTGTGACACTGAGAGCACGTTGGGACACAGTGGCCCAAATGTTCTTTTCAGCATCACGCTTTTTCACCTCTGCGAAAGAGGTAGGCTCAAGCGAACCTTGTTCCAATTTGAGATCACGCCAAGCTTTGTAGGCCTTCACAAAAGCGTAAAGGGCTCCAATAGCAAGGACGGATCCACAAATGGTTTTGGCATACGAGTCTCGCATGTGACGAGCACATTCGGGCAAGACTCTGCCGCGCTTCCTCAAGTTGTCAAGCAAATCGCGCTTGACGGATGAAGCAATGAAAGCGTATTGGTATAAGCTCCATAAAACGCATGGTAGGGCTAACAGCCATCCAAACACTAGGAAAACAAACACCGGGAACACAATCAAGCCAATCATAATACGTTTGGCACTGGCACGAAGTGAATCCTTGTACCACCAGAAAGCGAGCATTTGAAAATACTCGTTATCCAAGGCGGATTCGGGAACTAGGGCCATCCAATCATAGTATGAAAAGAAGCTTGTAGCAGCGGAGTAGACTACTCCAACTGCGACGGTTTCGAGGGACGTTGTGAAAACAGAGAAGTCAAAAAAGACTCTCTTTACCACGCGCGTCCTCGTGCGCTCAATCGCGACGGCGACCGCCTCACCGAGATGAGGTTGCATGGGGTGCACTTTGC